TGTTGGCTCAAAATAAAGGAAATCATGTGAACAAAGATATGAAGGCACTTGCGTTAAGTGGGAACATGAGCTTAACAGAGTGTGGAATAATTAAAATTTATACGAATAACCCTCAACTAACTTATAAAGAGATTGCAAAGTCTTTTGGTTGTGCTCCTGCTCTTGTGAGCAAGGTACTAAAGAACCCATTGTATAAGTCAATGATTTGGGATATGTATATGGATACAGCAAGCCATAAACTGACTCACGTAGTAGAATCCATGATGGATGAAGCTATCAGTGGGTCTGTAGCTGCTGCGAAGTTAGTCCTTGAACTGCATGAAAAGATTAGTAATACCCTCACCATTAGAATTGATAGTCCATATCAGAAGTTTCAAGAAGCTATGTCAGAAGTTGTTATTGAAGACACTGATGATGTTATTGATGCTGAGTTTGAAGAAGCTATGGAGCGAGTCAATGTTGATGATATCATTACTGATAGGATTAAAGAAGAGAAGGTTAAAGCTAAAGAAAGGGTAAAACAACGAGGTGAATCATCAGAACAGAACCAATACTATGAACTTCGTAAACGTGCGAATGCTGTTGATTATCCGCTTATGGGAGCGGGAAAGCCTACGGCAGAGAAAAGGAGAGCATGGTTAAAAGGATTAGAAAAAAAAGAGAAAGAAGTCTTTGGGGATTCCTCTTTTAATAGTAATATATAAGAGTACGAAGTACTTATATTAATAATACTAATAGTATATAATATATATATAATATAAGAGAGGTGAAAATTTTGATTGAAAAAGAGTTCATAAAATACATAGATAAATTAGCTGATGATGCTGATGATTTTATTAAAAGTGCAGAACAGTATATGGGTGAATCAAGGCGAGGTAGAGCGTATTTTAGAACAACCGTTGTTAGCAGAGACAAAGTTAAGGACAGTATTAAAAAACTAAGAAAGACCGTTAATGAAGACATCAATTGAGTATAAGAAAAAGATATTCAAGGGCTTTGGTTATGAGCCTCATGATGGTCAGAAGGTTCTACACTTTGGTACAGGGACTAAAAGATTCGTTGTGTTTATCTGTGGTCGTAGATGGGGAAAGTCCGTTGCTGCTGCAAAAGAGATTGAATCAGTAATATTGCAGGAAGATAAGCGTGCGTGGATTGTCGCTCCAACATATTCTCTTGCTGATAAAGTATTCAGGGAAGTCTATGCTGACTGTGTTACTAAACATCAGATGCCGATTCTTCGTAAGTCAGAGAAGGATCAGTTCATTAACTTTGCATGGGGCAGTACGTTTGAGGCGAAGTCAGCTACCAACCCTGACAACTTAGTTGGTGAGGGGCTTGACTTACTCGTGATTGATGAAGCTGCTAAGATCAAGGAAGACCTGTACAACAAATATCTACGTGCTACTGTTTCAGATCGAAAAGGAGATGTTTTGTTTATCACTACGCCAGAAGGATTCAATTGGGTCTATGATAGATACATTCTTCCAGAAGTAAACAATAACTGGTTTAGTTACAACAGTCCAACTTGGCAGAACAACATCATGTTTCCTGATGGATACGAAGATGAGGATTTAAAAGAAGCCAGAGCGACTATGTCGGAAGAAGAGTGGAGTCAAGAGTACTGTGCTAAGTTTGTTTCTTTCGCTGGTATGGTCTACAAATTTAAAAGAGAGACGGACACAGGAACTTATCCTTATGATCCAAACAAGCCAACATATTGTGCGATGGATGTTGGGTACAGAATGCCTGCTGTTGGGTGGTGGCAGATAGCTTATGAGGGTGGTGTCAAACACTTCTACCTCATTGATTGTATAGCACATGAAAAGAATATCACTACACCAGAATTAGGAAATATGATTAAAGAGAAGCCTTACAAGGTGGTGAGATACTACGGTGATCCAGCAGGTAGGGCTATGCAAGGTGCGGCAGGTATGAGTGACTACCAAGTTCTGAGTAAGATACTTGGAAAAGATATTTACTACACACTTGACTCACAAGCAGTTGACATTAAAAATAGTGTAAACCACGTAAGAAGTATCCTCTGTAATGCAGAAGGTATTAGACGTATCCACGTTGACAAAGTTCATTGTGCACCAATTATACAGGACTTTGAGGGGTATCGTTATCCAGAGAAATCACACATGGACACACCACTAAAGGACGGAATAAACGAACATGGCATGGATATGGTAAGATATTTCTTTACCAACATTGAGCCGATAAAGAGAGTTTTCGTAGGGACTTCAAGTAGGGGATAACATGGCTGTAAGAACGATAGAACAAATAATTAAAGATGTCCATATAGATTTTAAAAGTGAGTACCTCACTAACAGGCGTAAGCAAGTTACAAAGTCTATGGATTACTACACTAACAATAACACAGACCAGTACATCAGTGGATACTTTGATAGTGAATCACTAAGAGAAATACCTGTTTTCAAAATGAACTTCGTGAAGAAGTTTGTAAAGAAGATGTCTGGTGTTTACAAATTAAACCCAAGTAGAGTTGGTGGAGAAATCTACAGGGGTGCCATAGCAAACAAAGATAGATACAATAAAGAACTTGAGAGGTTAACCAACCTTAACGGATCAATGGCAACTGTGATAGGAATGGAAGACGGTGTATTCAACTACACCCCGATTACTTTCTATGATGTGATTAATGAAAATGATGATATCAGAAAACCAGTAGCTTTGATTTATCCTGAGAGACAAATCATAGAGAATCCTGTGCGTGGAGCGAAGGATGTGTATGTTTACATAGATGAAAAGAGTTTGATAAGGTTCGTAGAGGATGGACAAATATTAACTAACACTCCACATGGGCTTGGTACGTTTCCTGTAGTGTTTACACATGATGAGGAACTTGTAGACCTTCCGTATTCCAATGGAGCAGTAGATGCTATCTCTTCAAATGAACAGGTGAACATCGCTCTTACTGAGCTTGGGCTTGGACTGAGGTTCTTAATGTTTGGGCAACCTTGGATGATGACCGACTCACCAGATCAAAAGAAATTGAAGATGGGTAGTGATAGAATTATTCGTGGTGGTTCAAAGGATAAGTTTGGCATTGCTAATGCGGGTGGCGACCTTCCGGGTACTATCGAAGCTGTGAAGTTTCTTATCGAAGCCTTTGCTGTCTCAAGGCAGATGTGGGTTCAGTGGTCTAACGAGGGTGGCGAAGTACCAAGTGGTGTATCGCTAAACATAAAAGACTTTGAAAGGCTTGATGACTATGTTGATGACTTTGCAAGATGGGAAGGTTATGAAAATATCTTCTTTGGTAAGGAACAGATCATAGGTAAGAACAAAGGAGTTAACATTGGCAATGAGTTCTTTGTTAACTTTACCGAGAAAGAATATCCAAACAGCCCATCAGAGCAGACTGTGAAAGATACATTTGAACTGACGAACGGGTTAGTAAGTATCATTGACTTGAAGATGCGTATGGATAAGAACATCGATGAGGTTGAAGCTGAGAGACTTATCGTAGAGAATCAAGCTATCAATGAAAGATTAAATGTTAAAGCCATAGAAAACCCAATGGCTGACAATAGGATGCAACAGGAAGACGAGGACGAAGATGTCAAGGACGAAGAGTAGATTTATCTCGTTCATGCGTGTGATGCAGAAGTACACCGAAGGCATCTCTCATGAGTCTGATAAGTTCTATCAGAGTTTTATGGACTTCGCAGGTGAAGACTTGCTTAGAGACTTGAGGCTCAGGTTGGATCATGGAATTGACGTACATGGTAATCCTTTTAAACCACTGCATTCAGTCACTACAGACATACGAACTGCACGAGGCAATAGCTCGACAACCCCGCTTGTAGACAGTGGTATGCTACGTGATGGTATGAAGGCAAGGGTTACTGGCATGACTATAGAACTTTTAAGTTATCCAGAGTTTGAGGAATATGGAAAGGCACACAATGAGGGATTCGTTGTTGACCTTGGGGACTGGAAGGGTTTTTATGCAGGAGAAAAGTTTTATGCAACACAAGGGACTACTGTAGGACAAAGGGAGTTCTATAACATCCCTGACAGCTATAGACCGGGGGGAGCGAAGAGAAAGATTTTAAATGAGCAACTCGTAGAAAACCTTGAGTTTGGTTTTAAGAGTGCGATTAACAGTAACAAACCTCTTTCACGTAATTGGTGGAAGACGTTTAAACACAGGGAGTTCACTTTATGAACGCAAAGATACTAATACTTGACATAGAAACAGCACCAAAGGAAGCATTCGTATGGAATGTTTGGAAGGCTAACATCCCAAATGTTATGCTTGAAAGGGATGGTTATGTTTTATGTGTCTGTGCAAAATGGCTTGGGAGCGACGAGACTATGTCTGTGTCACTGCCGGAAGGGGATGACTATGTCAATAACCCGGAAGATGATAGCTATGTTGTAGAGACTGTATGGAAATGGTTAGAGGAAGCTGATATGATCGTTGCTCACAATGCAAGGAAGTTTGACATTGCAGTTTTGAATACAAGGTTTGCATTCCACCACATGCCACCGCCAAGACCATTTGCAATCATAGATACACTTGAGATTGCTAAACGTAGATTTAAGTTCGCACATAACTCGCTTGATGCACTTGGAGAGTTCCTTGGGTTGGGTAGGAAAACAAAACATGAAGGCTTTGAGCTATGGGCTAAATGTATGAAAGAAGATATGGTGGCGTTTACTGATATGATAAACTATTGCATCAATGACGTTGACCTACTTGAAAAGGTTTACATAGAACTAAGACCTTGGATGTCAACACATCCTAACGTAGCTCTATTTGAACATGACGGAGAGAAGCATTGTAACATTTGTGGTTCTGCCAACTTGACAGAAGATGTTGAGTTCTATCACACCAAAGTATTCCCATATCAGATGTACAGATGTGAATGCGGTGGGTGGGTAAGATCACGTAGAAACTGTGCTGATAAGACGGAGAATCTAAACGTCATGTCACTTTGTCAGTAAAAATTAGGAATTGTGGGGTATCATTCCCTAAATTACACCCAACGAAATAACATAAAATCAGGAGATTAGATGTCAGATCAAGACCAAGTCACAGACAGTGACAGCAAAGGACAAGAAAAGTTCAAAGAAATGTACAACTCAGAAGTAAATTATTCTAAAGGACTGCGTGAGCGAGCACAGAGAGCCGAGCAAGAGGTGAAAGACTTAAAGGACGCTGGTACTAATGCTAACACAGGACTACAGACAGATTTAAAAGATTTACAGACGAAGTACGACGAAGAGGTGGCACTTCATGCAAAGACCAAGGGAAGTTTAGAAACTTGGGATGAGTATGGAAATAAGCGAAAAGAAGCCCTTTTAAAAGAATATGTCCAAGATGAAGACAAACGAAAAGAATACGCCGAATGGGATTTAAAAATTATTGAAGAGTTTTGTGAAACGGTAGATGCTACTAAGCCTACTGACACAAGCACCTTTCAACATCTACGGAAGGATGGGGCAAGCGAAGGAGCTACTACCAATCCAGCCGATATGAAGCCAGAAGACCTGAGAGGGTCAGCATGGAATGAATATGTTAAAACCACAATAGGCGTTAAATAAAAGGAATAAATTATGCCTATTACAGCATGGGGCGGAAACGCCACAACTGGATCGGGACAAGGTGATTTAGCCGGAACAAGTTTAGATGCTTTTGTACCTGAACTTTGGGCAAACCCTGTATTTCGATACTTTGAAAAGAACCTTGTATTTGCACCATTGTGTGATGACTTTAGTGCTATGATACAGAGTGAGGGGGACACAATACATATCCCTCAGATTCAAGAAGTTGCAACTGGAACTAAAGTTGCTAATACTGGTGTAACGTACACTGAAAACACAGAAAATGCTATTGACTTAGTTGTCGATCAGCACAAGTACGCTGCTAAGATTCTT